GCAGCGCAGATGCATGGTCGGTGGAGGGGTGGTGGCTATCCTTGTGGCATGGCCGAAAAATCAACTGGAGTTGGACGTGGCAACAAGGCGATGCCAATCGAGCGCAAGCGTTTGAACGGGTCACGTATCCGCAACGGTTTGCAAGCTCAACCCATGTCATCAAGTGCGCTTGCGCTGGTGGATATGGCGGTTGTGCCTTCGGTGCCGGAAGGGTTCGGTCTAGTTGGCACGTCTTACTGGCAGGTGCTGTGGACTGGTGGTCGTCGCCATCTGTCCGAGCTGCACGACACACCACTCATGACCAGGCTCTGCAAGAACTTCGACAAGATTGCCGAACTGGAGTTGTGGCTTGGAGAAGATGTCGAACGCCGGTGGTACACCAGTCCAAATGGTCAGGTGGTGACGCATCCTGCTGTGAAACAGATCGAGCAGATGGACGCACAGAACACGGCTTGGATGAGTTTGATGGGTTTCACACCTTCGGATCGAGCAAGATTAGGTCTTCAAGAGATAAGGGTGGCAAATGAACTTGACCAATACAGGCAACGCAAGTCCAGCGTGGTCGACACCGAAGCTGTATCCCAGGTCTGACGGCCAACAAGTCACCGACTTTGCTGAGACATTCTTGCATGTGAGCAAGGGTGTGAGGGCTGGTGAGGGGTTGAGGTTGACTGATTGGCAGAAGGGTTTGCTGGAATCCTTGTATGAGCGTAGGGCTGATGGGCTGCTTCGGTACCGTCGCAGCTTGATTGGGTTGGCTCGCAAGAACGGCAAGTCTTTGCTGGGTTCGGTCATTGCGTTGTATGGGTTGATTGAGGGTGAGCCTGGGGCTGAGGTGTATTCAGCTGCTGGTGACAGGATGCAGGCACGGATTGTGTTCAATGAGGCAAAGTGGCAGATCAGCCAGTCACCGGCGTTGTCTGGTGTCTGCAAGGTATATCGAGATGTGGTGGAGATTCCGTCAACTGGTGCGATCTATCGAGTGTTATCAGCTGACGCAAAACTTCAACAAGGGCTAAATGCGTCGTGCGTGATATTTGATGAGGTTCACGTGCAGCCGAACGAGGACTTGTGGAATGCGCTCACGTTGTCTTCGGGTGCAAGAAAAGACCCTCACATCATCGGTATCACGACAGCAGGGTTTGACCCTGACTCGTTGTGTGGCCGACTCTACAATTACGGCAAGCGTGTGATTGCAGGCGATCAGGTTGATGAACGGTTTGGGTTCTTCTGGTGGGAAGCTCCAGAAGGTTGCTTGGTGTCGGATCGTGACGCTTGGGCAGCTGCGAACCCGAACCTCGCTGAAGGGTTGCTGGACATCGAGGACATGGAAGTGAGCATGAACCAGACGGCTGAGGTGGCTTATCGTCGCTATCGTCTGAACCAGTGGGTCAGGACGGATGGCGAGTCCTGGCTACCAGCTGGTGCCTGGGAGTTGTGCCGGTCAGATATGGAACTCAAGCCTGATCTGCCCACGTTCGTTGGGGTGGATATGGCATTGAAGCATGACTCGATTGCTGTGGTTGTGGCTCAACCGCAGGATGGTCGTGTGGTTGTTCGTGCCAAGATTTGGCATCCTGACGCTAACGCAATGGATGTGTCTGCTGTTGAGCAACACATCCGTGACATCAACGGGCAGTTCAATGTGGTGGAGAACGCTTATGACCCTGCGTTCTTCCAGCGTTCTGCTGAAGTGTTATCAGAGAATCATGTGATGGTTGAGTTCCCTCAGTCAGCTTCACGAATGATTCCTGCGTGTGGCAACTTGTACGAGTTGATTGTGAATCAAGTGATCGCACATGATGGTGATCCAATGTTCGCTGATCAAGTGTTGTCTGCTGCGCAACGACAAACAGAGTCAGGTTGGCGACTGTCTAAAGGTAAGTCAAAGCGTAAGATTGACGCTGCGATTGCTCTTGCTATCGCATCAGATCGTGCGACATCAAAACAGGAAGTCGCACCTATACCTGGTTTCTTTGTAGTCTAGGATCATGACAATCTTCCTGCTAGAACTTCTCGCTGTTTCACTCATCGGTTTTGGGGTATTCTTGGTGTCGGTACCCATCGGGCTGATCTTTGTCGGCTTCACAGTTCTATTGTTCGCATTCGCATTTGAGCGTGGGCAGAGGAAGGTCAAAAAGTAAATGTTGTCACGACTTCTGAGCCAAGGCACCGAGGAACGAGCCGTTTCATTCCAGTCGCTGTTTGCAATGGGCGACGGCTACTCGATGACCACAAACGCTGGAACAGTAGTCACCCAAATTGATTCACTCAAAATTGAAGCAGTGTACGCATGTGTGCGTCTCATCTCTGATTCAATTTCAACTTTGCCTGTTGATACTTACATTCGTGTAGGTGCAGAACGCAAAGCATTCCGTCCTAGACCACAATGGTTGGACATCCCTGAAACTGGTGTCACTCGCACAGAACACTTCCAACAAGTGTTGGTGTCGTTGCTGTTGAACGGTAACTCATTCACACGTGTCGTCCGTGACGATCAAGGTATTGCAGCTCTAGTTGTGTTGAACCCTGAACGGGTTGAATGCAGTCGTGACCGTGAGACACGCCGACCAATCTTCATCTACGAACAGCGTGACATCATCCAAGCCGAAGACATGATTCACATCACAGAGATGCGTTTGCCTGGTGAATTGCGTGGTCGTTCCAAGATTGATTTGATCAAAGAGAACCTTGGTTTGGCTAAAGCGTTGGAGGAGTTCGCTGCACGATTCTTCGGTCAAGGCTCATCCGCTTCTGGCATCATCGAGTTCCCAGGCAACCTAACCCGTGAGCAAGCCAAAGATTTGGTGAACGGATTTGAAGAAGGTCACAAAGGTTTGCGCCGGTCACATCGACCAGGCATCTTGTTTGGTGGAGCGAAGTTCACCAAGACAACTGTTGATAATGATTCGGCACAGTTCCTAGAATCACGTCGATTCGCCATTGAAGAGATTGGTCGCATCTTCCGATGCCCACCATCAATGCTTGGTGTGACCACTGCTGGAGCGATGTCGTATGCGTCGGTTGAACAGAACGGTATTCACTTTGTTCAGCACACGTTGCGTCCGTACATCTCAAAGATTGAAGATGGCTACCAAAAGTTGTTGGACAGTCGAGCATTCCTCAAGTTCAATGTTGACGGCTTGTTGCGTGGCGATCAGGCTTCACGATATGCAGCGTTCTCAACAGGTCTGCAATCAGGCTTCTTGTCAATCAACGACATTCATCGCATCGAGGATATGCCACCAGTTGAAGGTGGCGAAGTGTATCGGGTGCCATTGGCGAACGTGGATTTGTCAGCTGCGAACTTGTCTGAGTTGGATCGCAAAGTGTTGATGGCTCAACGCCTCATCACCACAGGTTTTGATCCAGGAGCAGTGTTGGCTTCACTAGGTTTGCCAGACATCTTGCACACTGGTGTACCTTCAGTGATGTTGCAAGGTTTGTCGCAAATCAGTCCAAACGATCCTGCTGCTGCTTATGAGGTGAAGTCACAGAACATGGACATCAATATGCCTGAAGTGGTGTTGAACTATACGCCACCGGCTGTGAATGTTCCTGCACCGATCATCAATGTTCCTGAGACTGTGGTTCGTGTCAACATGCCCCAGTCGAAGCCAACTGTGCGCACGGTTGAGCGTGACGCTGATGGGCGTATCTTGACGATCACTGAAAGGGTTGAAGACTAATGGCACATGGAATCAGCGCATATTTGGGCAACGCTTGGATGAACGCACTAGGGAATGCAACAGCGTTCTCGGTAGCAACACCGTATGTGAAGTTGCATACGCAAGACCCTGGTACTGCTGGAACGGCATTCCCTGCAACTGAAACAACTCGCAAGGCTGTGTCGTTCAGTGCTGCTTCTGCTGGTGCATTGACATCTGATGCAGATATTATTTGGACGAATATCACAGGTTCACAAGATGCAACGCACTTCACTTGTTGGGATAATTTGACGGCAGGCAACTTCTTGTTCTCTGGAACAATCGTTGCTGGTGCCTACACAGCAGGTGACACCTACACAATCAGTGCAGGGAATCTCACCGTCTCATTGACGCTCGCATCGTAGGTTCGTGATGGCCGTTCAACGGTTCGTCCTTGACTCGACCACACTTGACAACGCAGGCTTCGGTCTTGACGGTGG